TTTATCATATTTAGAAATCTATCCCACCCCATATCTAATGTTCTATGAGGACAATATTTATGATTTCCATAATCTTGGTGTTTTGTTACTCTATCAATTCCCCAACCATATCTTTTTAATATATCTACGATTAGGTCAACTGCATTTTGTTCAGCTTTAATAAATCGGTCTCCTCCTGATAGTGAATAACATATTTCAATGGCTATTCCTTCTCTATTTCCTTTACCATTTCCGTCACTGGCGTGCCAACCATTTCTATTTTCAGGCAAGCCTTGAACTATTTCTTTATCATCTACAGCATAATGAAATGATGTTTCATTATTATTGTTTGTCATATATGCTATTTCATTTCTAGCAGTAGCATCATTGGCTGTATTATGTACTACTATTCTTGTTGGTGTCATCTTATAAGGACACTTTATACCATACTTACTTTCTGGTACTAATTGTTTTACAATAGGTATCATTTTAATCACTCTCCTTATATTTCCATTTATAGCCATGACAAGTTTTTTGTTTTCCTAACAGACAAGCACATATTTGTCTATGGTCTATACCTATTTCTCTTTTTACATCACGAATACAATCCCATTGTCTTATATATTCGTTGTTTAGACTTAATTGTATAATTGGTTTTGCTTTACTGTATCTAACATTATTTGTGTGAGTTATCATTTCCAAATTGTTAATTTTGTTATTTTCTCTATTAAAGTCTTTATGATTTATTTCTAAACCATTTTCAATATCTTTAATGAATGTTATATATATTATTCTATGAACCATAAAAGTTTTTGACTTATTTTTTTTACTCAGTCTAACTCTTTTATATCCTTTATTTGTTTTTTGCTGTTTTACCAATCTTGGTTCAATACGATTTCCCCATCTATTTTTTAAACTTCTGATGTTCCCCAAATTACTTGCTTGATATAATCCCTCATAATTTGGAATATCTTTCCATATTTCTTTCATTTTCGACCTCTTTCTTTCCGACCAAATGATTTTTAAAGGGAAGATAGGTCGTTTATCTTTTCAACAAGTTAATTACTCTTGTCTATCCCTTATTTACATTATACTGCAAATTTATAGTTTTAGCAATTAATTACTCTCCTTTTATCTTATTTACTGCCTTATTTCCTAATAAATATGTTGATATTACTGCTATAACTACTGCTATGGTATTAGTTATCTTATCTGCATTAATATTCCATATAGGAGCAATTCCTATGATTAGAGCATTAATTATAGTTAATATATTAAGCACATATTTACTAATTTTTTTTAATTTTTCCATTCTTAACACCTCTCTTTCAATTCTCTGATTTCTTCTTTTATATACTTAATATCATCTTCTAATCTAAATGTTCTTTCAACTACTGAATTATGTTTCTCTACTTTTTTTTCAAGTTGATTAATTCTATACTTGATTAAATTCATTCCAGCAAAGGAACCTATACAAGTACCTAGAAAAGATATCAGTGCTACTACTATAGTATCGTTCATATTTCCTCCTTTTTATTTTACAATTATATGTCAACTACTACCCTACCCTACTATATTAAGCCTTATTTTTTAGGGGTTTTGGCTATTTGATGTTTATTTGACATTATATTTTTAATAGGGTAGTGATTGACATATTTTACATTATTTAATTTTCTCATTTATGATATTCTTTGCCAAAGGGCTACTACTTGATATGGTGGCATATTGTTATGTGATTGTCCACCACCTGTGTTTGTGGTATCGTTTATTGTATAACCATCACCGAAAACAACACTATCTCCATTAGCATAACCTCTTTTTGCACTTGCTAATAAATATGGATATGTAGAACTTTCATCAAAAACTACATTTGTATTACCTTGTAATTTATGGCTGTGTGCTGGCATTTCATTAATAGTTAATGTATGTTCTTTTTCTCCACCTGTTTTACCAATAGTGTTAAAATCTGTATCAGCACTATCTATACCTACCAACATTTTACCACTTGCTATTCTTTCCCAAGTAAAACCTAAATAATTACTGTGGTCATCATTATCGTTAAATATTACTACCTTTTTTATTGGAAAGAATAAATTAGCAAGAGAATTTACAACTTGCTTTATTTCATTCATATCACCAGCAGTTACCTTATTTATATTGGCAATATCTGCATTTTCATTTAATGCCACTTTGTTTTCGTATGTTATCATAAGTTACCTCCTTTTTCATATTATCTCCCTCCTTTATACTATCTCTACCATTTGAGTAATGTTATAGAATTTACCTACTTCAAATGTTGAATTTATTGTCTGATAAATTGTAGTTTCATCGTTGCTTATTATTTGAATATTTGTTATAATTTTTGATACATATATATCAAAGTCATACATATAACTTGTATCACTAATTTTATCAATTTGATTTTCTTTTAATTGAAGTATATAATTAGTATTATCGGTATAATTGATTTTTATTTTTAATGCTTTAGTATTATCATAATCAGTTGTTTCTGATATACTATTATTCAATCTGCTTGCTCCTACTGGGTTAAGTATCACATTGCTAACATCATTCTCATTACTTATTTGTAGATTATTTATGAAATTAATATTTAATGTTTCATAAATATTTTTTATTATGCCTTGTTCTTTACTTACTAATATCGAATTAGTTTCACTTAATAAGTTTTGCTTTGCAATTGTAACATCATTTAAATAGGTATTTGGCACTTGTATTGAACTATTTGTACTTCTGCCTGTGATTACCTTATTATATAAATTTCGTGCAAATATTGGCTTATTTTGATTATCATACAGTATACCTTGGTTAGGCACCATACTATTTATATTTGTGTAAGGTATGCCATTATAATTATTATTATTATAAATAAGAAATGTTTTGTTAAGATAAGTATTTTTAACATCATTATTATAATTACTTTCTATAAAAACATTAAATAAATTAAAATTATTTAATATATATGTGCTTGTTCTTATAGTATCTTCTCTTATACTCAATATGCTATCGTTTCTTTTTTGTGTTTCACTTTCATAATAAACTATACCATTTTTAATTATTCCTAAATATATATCAGTAGCAGGTATTGTAGTATTATTGACTAAAAATTTTGTAACAAATAATGTATTATTTATTTCTTGCAAATAAAAGCCACCTCTTATTATTTCCTCATTATATTCACGCCAATTTAATGTATCCATTTGAATTAATTCACTATTTTTTAAATTATATAATAAACTCCTTTTATTTGTCAAATCTTGAATAGCAAGAAATTTATTATTTTCTGAATAATACATAACTTGACATCCACTATAACTTAATTCAAACTCAAATTTGATGCTCTTTTCCAAAGTTAAATTACCACCTGGAGATAATAAATACTCTGAATATTGTGGATTGTCATTTAACCAATCAAAACCATAAATCCTAAAATAAATGTTATCATTTATCTTATTGATGCTTGTTGAAAATAAAATTCTATCTAAACCAGAATTTTCAATTGTATAACTATTCCATTCATTTTCACTTCCTGCATTAATTTTGAATTTTACTATTGCTGTTGATGTGCTACTGCTTTGCGTTTGTGGATAACCAATAAGGAAATAAGTGTTAGTATCTCCTTTTGTTATTCTATATTTGCTAGGATTTACTGTTCCCATCCAAAAGTCTAAGGGGCATATATAACTTTTTTTAATTTTAATATAAAATGTACCTTTTTCTGAATTACTTAGAAATATATTATTTAAAAACAAAACTCTAACTGTCTTTCCATTATCAGCCATCTCACTACTTACAGCATATATCGAATTATCATCATCTATTTGCATACCAACAATATTAAACAATTTAGAACCAGAAGAAAAGGTTGTTATAACTTGTAATATGACACCATCTTTTGACATAATTGCAATAAAAGGATTATTATTGTTATTTTCTATATATCTCCCATATATTAATATTAAATCATTTGAATTAGAAGATAAATTATTATATATAATTACAAAATTAGAAGCAATATTTAATTTATTCGCTATTTGGCTTCTTATTCCACTATTATTTACTTCCCAATTATTGAATTGAGGAATATCATTTTTTTCTTCTTGTGGTAGTTTCCCTACCAAATAAGCCAATATATTATTTTTATATTCTTCGGTCATATTTTTACCTCCTAACTTACAAATGGAGCATTTAAGCCACAATTTAGTGTATTGTCTCCTGTTACATTTAATTCAATTTTTGAATAATTATTAAATATTATATTTGCTGAATTTTCTATGTCTACATTTCTTGTTATAGCCTCTCCCTCTCCTATATTTCCTTTTGCTTTTCTTCTCTGATTATCAAACCAATTTATTGCTCTTTCACTATTGAACGAACTTGATAATTCATAAGTATAGAATATCTTTTCTTGGTCTGTGGTATTTATTACTTTTATTTCTTTTCTTTTTACCATATAATCTTGTGTTAAATCATCAATAGGGGCTTCAAAGTGTACTATCTGTCCGATGTTGTAAATATCTTTATCATCAGTTACTACCTTTAAATTAACTTCTGCACTACCTTTATATTTAATATATGATTGCCCTACCTTATCGAGTTCTGCACTAGAAAGGACATCATTTCTATTCTCGTACCTTGATATTATGCCTTTTCTTCCTGTTTGATTTGCTATTCTGTCTACTTCATCATTATTATACACTATTTGTCTACCTTTTACAATAGGTGTGTAGACGATTTCAATTCTTGTCCCTGCAGAATAAGTTTCTGCACTTTCTATTTGATTTTTACCAGGTGTATAACAGAAATCAGCATCTATCCCTATTTCTTTATTTACATTAGTTGTAAATGATACTTCTACATTATTTACTTTTATGCTTTTTACTATACCAACATTTGAAGTTAATAAGAAAGTACTATCATAGCCATTAGATACTAAATTATCAATATAATCTATACTAGCATATACTTCATCAGATTGCATTATTTGTTTATTTCTATAGTCTCTACTTCCATAATTGAAAGAAATATCATTTATATTATTCTCTTCAAACCAAGCAACATTATATTCAATATTCTTTCCTCTTGTCATTAATGTAGGGTCATAAAAGTCAATAGCAACCTTATCTTCATCAATAAGTCTTGTAAACCATTTAGAGCCTGTTATATCTGCTAAATATTGAAATACATCGTAAGCAGTTTTGTTTTGCGTAGAATAAGCACCAATTATATCATCAGCACCAAAGATATTGATATTACCTAATACAAAGCCATAATCTTTAATGGCATCTATAATCATTTCTATCGCTTCTGTTATAGTCTTGTTACTTATAACAAAGTCCAAAGTCTCACCCTCACTAAGTAAAGTTTTAAAATCTAATATTTGCAAACTACAAAAGTGAGGATATCTAGGATTAAGACTTATATTACCCGAATTTTTTACTACTCCACAAAAAACAAGTACATCATCTTTATATATTTTACATTTTGAGTAATCTTTAGGATAATAAAATCTAGAAACATAGTTTTTATCGTTTTCCCAACTTTTTGGATAACAATTGTTGAGAATGGTAGAGGAAGTAGCAAGCATTTCCTCTGTTATAGTAAAGTCTTTTCTGCATACTACTTCTTCATTGTTTATTAACATTTTTAATCTACTCATATTTATGCTCCTCCCATTCCATAATTATAGTCGTTTTTAGAGCCACCGCTAAATGTCTTAATATTATTAACCATTTGTCCTAATGGGTCTTGCTCCATATTATTATTTACTACTACATTAATTTGTGGGCTTAAATTAGTGCTTGAACTTCCATATAGGCTAGGTGATAAACTAAACATATCATCAAACATTCCTCCGACTGTTGAATTAACTTGCCCTTTCATGTCTTCCATACCTTTTTCTAAACCTAGCATATTCATCTTACCAACCCATGCAAACTCTGTTGATGGACTATGTATTCCAAATATTCCTTTGATTTTTTTCATTATTGAATTACCTATACCTGCTATCTTGTCAAGTACCCAATCTTTAGCAGACTTGATGCCATTCCAAAGACCTTGTATTAAATCTTTACCACAATCCCACATCATCTTAGGCATTCCTTTGAAATATTCAACTAAATCAACAACGATTTCTCCTGCTCTGGCTAGCAATATTGGAAGAGCATTTAATATACCAGCAATTAAGCCACCTAATAATTTAAAACCAGCCTCTATAAATAAAGGTAAATTATCAATTAACATAGGTATAGTGCTAAGAATAGAATCTATTATAACTGGTATCAATGTAGGTAATTGATTAGCCAATTCTTGAATAATCATAACTAACCCTTGAATTAATGAAGTAAGTATAACCGGTAGCATATTTGCCAATTCTTGAATTATAGTAGGCAACATACCCATTAATATTTGAATAATACCAGGCAATGCTTGAACTAACCCCATTATTAATGTTGAAGTACCTTGTATTAATGCTGGCAATATTGCTTGAAGTAAAGGACTGATTAAAGGTACTAGATTATTCAATAAAGTAGTTAAGCCTGTTATTATTTGAGGTGCCATTTTTACTATCGCATTTGATATATTTGTTCCAGCAGTAGTAAAGGTACTTATTACTTCTTCTATACCACCTGCACCACTTAGGAAATTACTAAATGCTGACTTAGCACTATTTATTGAACCACTTATAGTAGTAGAGGCTTCTTTTGCTGTTGTTCCTGTTACATCTAATTCTTCTTGAATTACATGAATAGCATTAAATACATCATTTAAATTAGAAATATCATATTTAACTCCTGATATCTTTTCAGCATCAGCAAGTAATCTTTCCATTTCTGTTTTTGTTCCACCATAGCCAAGTTTTAAATTATCTAACATGGTATAATTCTGCTTAGCGAACCCTTGATAAGCATTCTGAATATTCTCAATGGCAGTACCGAACTTGTTTGAGTTGTCTGCCATATCTTGAATAGCCATATCACCAACTTTGGCTGCCTCTGCAGTATCTCCACCTAGACTTTGTAATAAACTAGCACTAAATGAAGTTATTTGCTCCATATACTTATTAGCATCTATTCCCGCTGTTGTATAAGCCTTTTTAGAATTCTCTATGACTGTATCAGCACTATCTTTAAAAAGTGTTTCTACACCTCCGATATTCTGCTCTAAATCAGCAACACCTTGCAAGGCATCTTTACCAAGTCCTAATAATGAACTACCAACTTTTTCGATAGCACTAGACATTAAATTACCAAGAGCGACAGTACTTGCTTTCATTTTACTAGCAACACCATTAGTCTTTTTTTCTAGGTCTTTATCATCTCCTTTAAACTTGAAGATGACTTCTCCTCCATTCATTTATTCCACCTCCTTATTATAAAATAAAGGGCTGGGCTTTTAACCCAACCCTTATAGGTTTATCCTACGACAACTTCTCCTTTTCCAGTTACAACAATAGTCAAAGCAAATTCGCCACTATCTTCGGCAGCACCACCTAAATCGCTAAAATTCAAAGTACAAGGTACTTTATACTTAGTATAAGTCAATGCTCCTTCTTGAACTCCTGTTAATAATTCAAATTGTACTAATTGATTATTGAATTGAGCAACAGTACCATCTTTGATTAATGTATGAATATCGCCAAGTATTTTAACTATAGAAGCATTATTCATATCAATTTTAACAGTGGTATCAATAGAGATGGCAGCACCAGTAATTATACTTCTTTGAATAGCATCGCAGAACACATACCAGTCTTGTTGCTCGAAATCAGTAGTTAAACCAACTTCGGTAGTAGTACACATAGGAGTAAACACAGGTGCTGAACTAGTACCAGTATTTAAACCTAAATTTTTGATGACTTCTCTATTATTTACATAAAATTCATTCATATTTACACTTCCTTTCTATAAATCTTTTTCATAAATCTTACTTATAATACATTGTAAGGTAGAATTATACCCAACTCTTCTAATATCCATATACTCTATTGCTTGTGGATTAACATATTGAGTAAATATAATTTGCCACCTTTCCAATTTTCCATTATTTTCAACTTCTATTCTTTCCGATTTTCCTATTAGATTACCTATTAATAAAGATAATTCTTTACACTCTTTTATTGTAAGTCCATATATATCAACCATATAATAATTATACATAGGTAATATGTCGCCATAGAACACTTGTTTTTGTCCGCTTTGTTCTTGTACGACTATTACCCTGCTATCATTATCATTTGTTGAATATTCGGCTTTTATTTTCCATTTGTCAGTGGTATAACCGCTAACTATATTTCGAAGATATTTAATTAAGATTAATTGTTTCTTTTCTAATAATTCTCTTGTCATTTCAATTCATTCTCCTTTATAGCAATTCCAACAATACTCTTTTTCTGCTTAGTATATATTTCTTGATACCATTTGCCAAAAGTACCAGGCTCAGTCCAATTAGTAGTATTAGGCATTACCCATACATATTTAGCATAGTTAGTATAAGAACCTATATAATAATTTCCATCGCTTCCCCTAACTCCTGCTGCCATTGAAGTTTGTCTCATGTGGACTACTCCTTTTCTTCTTGACATAGGAATATGAGGGAATGTCCTATCAAGTGTCTGTCTTGCTATTGCATACATTATCTTATCAGAAGCCTCTAATACTTCTTTTTTCTTTCCTGGATACCAATTTACTTTAACATCAGCCATTATTTAACCACTATAATTTTATTTTCTACTCTGTTAAATATCCAACTATCTTGAACTTTTAACACTGTATGGACTTTATTATCGGCATACTTGCCTAGATAGATAATTTGGTCTCCTACTTTTACATCAACAAGTCTTCCAACTTGATAATAACCAGTAGCCTCAGGCACTGTATAAATACCGAACCTTATAGCACTTTCGCAATCATAAGGGCAACATTTAATTGTGATTTCTTTATAATTAGTATCATCAAATATTTCATCATTTTCATCACGATTGAATTGCCTTAATGTTGCTTTCATACCATTTACCAGAAACATTTTATTCGCCTCCAAATGGTATAGTAAGAGCCATATTACTAGACATTGGTGTGCCTCTATATAGATATCCATTATTAGCAAGTATTCTTAGTGCTAAAGTAGAATAATCAGTTTTTAAAGGTGAACTCATAGAGCCTGCCTTTATATCTTTATCAAAATCAACAAATGGAATATCATGTTCTAATAAAAATCTCATTTGTTCCATAGAAGCATTTTTAATAGGCAAAGGGACACTAATTGCATCCCAACTAGCATCCCTATATCTTAAGCCTATTTGTGAGAAAATCATCTCACTTACTGCTTCTATCTGCCAAGTTGAAATATCAGCATTTGAGTATTCGGAGTATTTAATACCGAATTCCTCTTTTGTGAAAAATTGCATTTTCCCACCTCATTTCTAACTATTCAGCAATTACAATTGTTCCATTGAATGCATTAGAATAGTTACCATATTTATCTACACCATAGATTGATACATTGAATGAACCTGCTTGTGTTGGTGTTCCAGTAACTGCTCCAGTAGTTGCATTTAATGTTAATCCTGCTGGTAATCCACCTGCTTCAAACTTTTCAACACCTGTTCCACTAAATGCTGTTGTTTGAGCATATGCTTTCGCAACCTTACCTTCATCAAATGTTCCAGCATCAACTGTTGGAATACTTTCAACTAATTTAATAACTGCTTCTGGTCTTACTACTTTTGCTCCGAACATTACATTTCCCTCAACAACGAAGTATCCTGGGTAGCCAGGGAAGTTACCATTGTATTGAGCAAATGAACTCCAGAATGTATCACCAACTGTACCAACTTCATTAGCAAAGTATCCAACTACATTTGTATCTTTACCTTCTTTATCTTTTTCAATTACATTACTATTGATTTGGAATACACTAACACCATAAGCATCAGCAACTTGTCCCATATCAACACCTTCAACACCTGCTCTTGTTTCAAATTTAAGAATTGATGTTAAACTTGAAATAAAGTAAGCATAAGCAGTTGAACTTAGTCCTAATAGGTATCCATCATAGATATTTCTATCAAATAATTTAGATTTTAAATCATTAATTAATTCAATAGTTTCAGTTCCACTTGCTGGAGCCCATTTAGTGATTTGTCCATCAGTATAAGCCATTGAACCATCGGCAGAGCCTGTAATATCAGCATTTAATTTATTAAAGCCATAAACGTCGATTTGTCTAGAGATTTGAGCCTCTTTTAATTCGATTTGTCCCTCGATTGCTCTTTCGATACCGCTACCCATTACTATTGGGCTTACTCTAAATGAATAGTCCATAGGTAATTCAGTTAAGTCAACTTTTACTGAATTGTAAGTAGCAAGTTCGTTTGTAATTCCTCCTTGTGCGATTTCTACATTATTTCTTACATTTAATGCAGTGTCTAATTGCTTAACAATCTCAATAATTGGAGTGCCAGTTCTTCCAACTTCAAACCATCTTCTGTCTAGCATTTTATAGAATTGAGAATTGTAAAGTAAATTAGCATAAGTTCTTTTCATTAAACCTTGTAGGTCTAAATTTACTCCTGTAAAATTCATAATTTCTTCCTCCTTTTCTTTCCTCTATATTTAACTAAAATTATTTAGTTACAGGTATCATTAAATCTTTAATACTAGTACCTCTTGTTATCTTTATATCTTTACCAGTATTAGCATTATTTCCATTTACTCCACCCTCATTAGGTGCTTGTGTAAATAGTATGTCATGCTTCTTTTCTGTTTCTGGGAAGTATGTATTTTTAAATCTAGTTACTATTCCCTCAATTGCCTTATCATCATCTTTTTCATCAGCATAAAGACTATTTCTTAACTTAACTACTTCATCAAAGTTTTCTTCTTTAAATCCTTTTTTAACAAGTTTATTCTCTAGACTTAATCTAGTCATCTTGTCATTTGTTTCACTTAAAGTTTTAACAGTATTGTTGTAGTTAGTTTCTAGACTTGTATAATCTCCTTGAAGTTTAGTATAATCTTCTTTTTTTACATAACCACTATAATCAGCCTTAGGAATATCACTATTCTTTGTATAGCCTTTATAAAGGTCTTTTTCCATTGCAGAAACATCTAGGTCATCATTACTTATAGTAATCTCTTTATTTTTTAGATATTTAGTAATATCAAAATTCATATTTATCATTCTCCTTTTTTTAGAAGTGATAAAAGTGTGTCGCGACTGCTAACCTTTTATAGACTTAATAGCAGTTGGTCTATTTATTTAATTCTTTTATAGTGGCATTTATCTTTTTTATTTTAGCATTTGTTTTATCCACCTCACTTCCATTTCCTAAATTTTCATATATCTTTTTATCATTTTTTAATTTAGTTCTTTTTAGTTGTAGGGCTTGTATCTTTTGCTTTTTTTCATAATCTTCTTGCCACTTATCAGAATTATAATCATTCTCTTGTATTTGGTCTTTATCCCAATATATAGTCCATTGGTGTCTACAATTAGGATGACCTACACCACCAGCAATTGCTTCTTCTTGTGGATAATATCTAACTCCATCAGAAGTATATCCACTCCTTCCATCTTTACTATATACCTTACCTTGATAAGGCATACATAAAGGGCAAGCAAATGTATGGGCTGGTAAATATAAAAGTTCTTTCTCTAATAAATTAGCATCGTACATCGTTCTATTCCATCCTGCATGATTGAGATTAGTATTATATAGCATTGAATTATAATCTGCAACATTGTGCCAACTTCTTACTGAACCATCTTTATTATGGTATGGTATAGTTGCTTGCACTTCATCATATTTAGTTACTAGTTTAGATAAATAACTTTCTCTATCTATATAACTTTTGTTTGCTGTCTTTCTTCTGCCTTTATAATATTCATCAATATTATATTTATATTTCTTCTCTACATTTTGGAATACTTTTTCACTTGCTAATTCATATATTTGTTTATATTCGGCATCAGGATTTAATATCTTATTTCCCTCTAAATCTCTAGCCATTATCATATCTTCGAGTTCTTTTATTCTTTCAGCCATATATTTATGGTCTACCTTTTCCCATATTTTTGCAGTTTCTTTTTTGAACTCTGCTAGTGTTTTATTTTTATATAGGTAATCGAAGAATACTCGTTTAGTTTCATACATTAGTTTATAATATTCATTCTTTGAATAGTAAGCACTATCTTCTATAAATAAACTAAATGGGTCTTTCTTCATTATACTTCTCCAAACTTAACTTGTATTTCTTCTTCTTCCTCTTTATTAGCATTGATTAATTCTTCTATTAATTTACCATTTTTGCCTACATAATCATCATCAATTAACTTATTAAGGATAGGTGTTATTATTTTAGCCTTTACACTATATGGAACACTTCCAACACTTTGAATTCTTCCTAATACTTGAAGTTTCTTCATATCATTGAATTTCTCATTTGCTCCATAATCCCAATTTAACTCGGTAGGTATTAGATTAACTTTTATGTTGTTTGCTTGTTGAGCCTTTACTACATTTTCAAGTAAATGGTTTATTTGAGGCTCTATTTGTGTCTTTATTGCCTCAATAGTCATATCAGAATTATTCTTACTTAGGTCTATACTATCAACATTCTGATAAGCATCTTTTTCATAACCAAATGTTGCAGGACTTAGTCCAGCCATTTGTATTACTTGATAATCACAGAATTTAAATGAACTAATATATTCATTAAATCTAATATTACCTTGTAAAAACTCGAATAATTGATGGTCTTTATCTCCAGGTAATAAAGTAAAGTAATCTGCTAATTTACCAACACTTAATGTATCAACTTTATAATGATTAGAAGCAGGTTGCCAATTAGTTACTATGTCTCCACTTTGATAGTGTTGACTTGTTACTATCTTAGTTTTGGTCTTTTCTATTTCATCAACAAAGGTATTGAATATTTCCATTTCTTCATTTAAGAACTTTTTACTATCTTTAAAGAAATTTTGACCTATATCTATATTGATTAGGTTTTCATAAGGTAATATATACTTAGCAATATATTCATTGCCAGTTCTTAGATTGAATGTACCTAAATCAACAGGTATTAATTTTCCACCTTTATCTTCTTTGAATACTTCCATAGTCATATAAGTAATACCATTCTCTAACTTGATATTTCTATGAAGTTCATATATATCTTCTTTAGTAACAAATTCTTGTATGATAGTACCACTTATTACTTTGTCATATTTTTGTACTAAATCATGTATATCTGATTTCTTAATACACTCTAGATATATTTTATTATCAAACTTATTTATTAATATGAAACTTTCTTCTTCATATACCGCTAATTCTAGGCTCTCTTTAAGTGTAGGCATTAACCAGTTTATTGATAATCCATCTGTCTGCGTTACTAAATCTGAACCGAATATTTGATTAACTATATATGTAGCAACCTTTTTACCACTAGGGGCAATTATATAGTCATTTTTCTTATAAATATTAGGTTTCCCATTAGTTATACCAGGCTGAGTTACTGTTGCCTCTACTCTTATATATGGAGCCTCTAAATAGTTGTATGCTGATTTTAATCTTACTTGATTATTCATTTAATATCAACTCCCTCATATATTAGAGTTTCAATATGAGCCTCTCTTTTCTTTTCATCAGTCAATTTATATTTATAACTTTGAACTACTATTTGTACTTTTCTATTAGTTCCTAGTAAATGTTTCATGCCTCTTACTTTTACTATATAGAATTTTCCCATAGGAGCAAAGTCTTTATCTATTTTTCTTTTATCTATACATTGACCATTTAAATATAAATATAAAGTCCATTTTCTATTATTTTCGTAATTTAATCTTAATTTTTGCATAAATTCTGCAATTTTGCCGATTAATTTATTAAAAATGGCACTTATTTTTTCTATTAGAGTTCTCATTTTTAACTCCTTTCTATGTGTATAAATAATAAAAAACATATAGTTATCTCTTTTTAACTATATGCTTCTTATGTTTACGACACACTTTTTCGCACTTTTCTATCTCTTAAATTATAGCATAATTATTTATTATTGTCAACATCTCTTTTATAACTTCTAATATGTATGTAATGAGTAGGGTAGATTTCATATACTTCTATCATCTTACACTTAGGGCAAGGATATTCTATTACCAAAGGAGTTTCTACTTCTATCCCCATCTTCTTTAGATTTTTATAATATTCTTCAATTTCTATTTTAAATAAATATCTTTTTGTAGATTTACAACGAATTTCGATTTTAATCAACTCCTTTTATACCACTGGCGCTCTATCAGTTTCTTTAAACTCTATTATGATATACCTACAATTATGAACCACAATTCTATTGGCAACAAAATTATGCACTTCTTCCACCTCCATATTATAAACATCTTCTTTATTTGGAAGTTTTTTTATTTCTACAGGGGTAGCAATTATAACATTGCTCTCTTTTTGAATATTTGTTAACTTCAAATTTTTCTCCACATTTGATACATTTTTTTTCAATATTATCTACTCCTATTTTTCTTCTATAAGCACTTTTACATTTATTAGAACAAAATTTATTTCTACCATTACAAATTGAATAATAATCTTTTCCACAATTTTCACAAGTAATTTTTTGCGGTTTCATTTTCCCTAGAGAAATTTTATATTGTTCTTTATGGAATTTTTCTGCTTTTTTTGATTTATGCCATTCTATTGCTTTTGGTCTTGCCTTTTCATTAAAGTTCTTTATTTTTTTTGCTTTTTGTTCTTCGGTTAATTCTTTTGAATGTAATAAGCTATGTTCTCTTTTTAATATCATTTTAAGGTTGCTTATTTCATTGTTATCTTTGTTGTGGTCTATATGGTGTATATCATAACCTTTTGGTATTTCCCCATTATGCTTTTCCCATATATAAATGTGCAAATATTTTCTTCTATTGCCAATATTGTTAGAAGATAAATAATAATTATCTCTTGTATTTTTCTTAAATTTATAACCATCAACATAAGCATAATCATTTTCATATTTTATCATATAATCATCTCCTAGTTAATTATACAATAAATATCTAATCGTGTCAATTGCAAATGATTTTATCTTTCTCAGTTAATTCTCCTAATTTCTTATAGCCCTTTGTAGTTAATATAAGATGGTCATATGTACCTTTTAATTCATAACCATTTGATAATTTTAATTTATATATGTCTTGTTTTCTTTTTGTAAGCCTTACATCTTTAAAATTTTTATATATAAATTTATTACCATCAAAGCATTTAACATTTCCACTTTTTCCAACTAAATCAATTATTTTGAAATTACCTCTATCTGTTGCAATAATAGTATCTCCTGTTAAGCAAGCATCTATGTGGTCATCAAACTCTTTTACATAGGCTTCTTTACCACTTTTAGCACTTGCCTTTAAGTCATATCTATAACTTTCTAATTCAAGCATTCCATCATCTTTACCACTATAAATTAATTCGCCATTGTCGGTTATGTGCTTAATTGCTTTTTGTTTATATATAAGCAAATATCCCTTATAAAACAAAGATTGCATATATTGAACTCCCTCAACTACATTATCCATGCTTTTATTGATTAATGTATGTGGTATATTATCAGCAATTAACCTATTATGGAAGTGAGCGGCGGCACTATCTAATACCATTGTGGTAATAGGCACTTGTCCATACTCGCTTTTTAGATACAATAAGAATAATCTTAATTGCTTACTAAAGTATTCAGTTGTAGGGTTATCTTGTTCTTCTTTAGCATTATGGTAGTAATACTCTAACCTTATTAACACCCATTTCTTATTTACCTTATCATAAGCAAGAGCAATAGGTACGAAGACTGTCGCATGGACTGAACCATAGTCTATTCCTATTCCTATTTCTCTAAAAGCATAATTATCAAGATTATCTATAGTGTTTATAGTATTGAATACTCTACCAGTTGCAAGTACCCATTTATTAAATATCTTTTGTTCTCTTAGGTTTCCAGGTGGAAACATTTCTAATACTTTCCTCATTGCTTCTTCTGTTTTTATCTTAGGATTATCATAAGGAAAAAAGGAATAATGCTTAGCATAAGGCTTCTTATCTATATAGTCAATCTTGTATGGATGATTTTCCCCACCCTCAACATTGAATGAATGTATAGTCTTTAAATAAGGATGGTCTGCATAAGATACTTGTCTACCAGGGAACTCATTAAATGGCTCTCTTAAATTATCTTGTGAATATATTCTAGCACTTTCATCTATCCATTCAAATATCAAAGGCTTACCTAATATCTTATTAAATGCAAGTACATTATTAAAACCAAAGAAATAATATCTGATATTGTATATTTCAAGATATTTGTCATCGGTCTGCCACCTTAATGTATAATCTCTTCCTTTTTCTAACTTCATATCATCTAGAAACTTTTTTAAAGGCTCTAAGATGTTACCTTTTAATGCCTCTAAACTCCAACCAGTTATAGAGCCAAAGTAAGTTTCATTTGGATTATAATTATATAAGGCTTGTGCATATAAGATACACCCTAAACATATATCAAAGGTCTTGCCACTTTGCGTACTTCCTAATACATATATTTCAGTTAGATTAGGGCTAATTATATCATTTAGTAGTTGACTTTGCTTTTTTGATAGTGTTAGATTTAGACTTGTTTCCATTTTCCAACTCCCTATCTATTTCTTCAATTCTCTGAGTAGTCTTTCCTTGACACTCATTGCTTTCTATATCTTTAATGATTAATTCTTTCTTTTCTAATTTTAGTTTCTCTTCGTTAGATACAATCAAGCCATTACTGTCCTTGATTAAATATCTATCTTCTCTCAATTTAATAAACTCCATATTTACCTCCTATTTAAGTCTAAATACTTGTCCATTATCAGAATACATACCATAGCCATTGTCTAAGTCTTTATATACTCTTCCATTATGTAATTTAATTTTACTTTCCGCTGTTTTCGGAGTGTTAGGCATAGCCTTAACAAACTTTGCTGGTACTTCTACTTTTTCCTCTTGAACTTGTGGATTAACCGGCTTGTTATCTAAACTAATAACATCAACCTTTTTCTTTCCAGTGTTACTCTTTTTTGCCATTTCTGACGCCTCCTTCTTCTTTCCAGTGTTATTAAACACTACACTAATAATATGTCTAGTTTTCTAAAGTAGTTAGCCTGTTAGAAATTTAGTGCCGCATTGGCGAACCTAACCTACACTTGCATATTATCAGTGTACTGCTTAATAGCAGTACTTATAAAGGGGTTTGCTTTACTAGTACTTATAAATATATACTGACACCATAAACCATAGTCAGGCATCGGTTCTTTAAGTCTTTTATACTTATAAGTACTATACTAATGATATAACTGGTCGTTTATAAGCGATTAAGTCCTCCTAATTAAATTAGAGGGCATATATCATCAGTATACTACCTATAAGGGTAGTACTATAATTCATCTATTGTTAAATTATACTTATATTCAAATAATTTCTTCTTTAATTTATAAACTTCTGTTCTAACTCCTTTAGTATCTTCTACTACCCATTTATTATCAATATAATCATAGTAGCAAAAGTCTGCTATGTAATATATAGGTCTTATCTTTTTTCCTTTAGCATTTGTATATCCCTCTTGAAGTAAGAACTTTTTTTGTAATTCTAGATTGCATATATAATCAGTACTTTCTAATAATTCAAGCTCTTTATATCTTTGCATTTCTTTTTTACTTGAAAATCTTATATCTTTATAATATGTTATTTCGTTTTTATACTTATTTTTTCTTGTATATTCTTTCATATTTAAACAAATTTCCTTTTCTTAATTCTTTTGCATAACAATATTTTTGTAAATACTATCAAACTTTATTCCGTTATAGATAACTTTGGTATTGTGATATTTTAAATATGTTCCTATCGGTTTATATTTACTACTTGTCATTTTAATTTCTTCCTCTTTCTGTAAATATAAGCCCGTTTTTTTCTGTCCATTTTAGCATTTCTTTACTTGGGGATTTTATTCTTAATATCTTTTTTAAAAGCTTCCTTGTTACTTTATTCTTTATCATTTAATTTTCTCCCACACATAGGACAAAAATTTATTAAAAATTCATGATATGTATTTTTTGATGGTTCTCCATTTCTATATTTAACTGGTGCAACTTCTAATACTTTTATTTTTTGTAATGGGTCTTCCGCAACTCTAACTTGCATAATTGTATCACTATATGTAGAGCCATCATCAAATATTTTATTAGATATATCTTTTTCTCCTCTACAATATTCGCAACCATCTTCATTTACACCATTTATTTTTATAATACATTTTTTATTATTCTTTATTATCATATAACACACTCTCCAAATTACTATTATCTACTACTTCTAATTTTATTGTTGGAACTGATACCTCGGTTTTTTCTGGCTCTAATTCTCCTATCGTTTCAAGGATAGTTTTATAATTGGAAGCATTACCTGCCATTGCTCCATGAAGCAACCCCTTATTAACTAAGTCTTGATAAGTTTCTCCGGTCGGTTTCCCATCAGCATCTTTTACCTCTGTTTCTAGAACCTCCATTAAAGCCATTTTAAAGGTTTTTTTAAGTCTTCTTACTTCTCCACTTCTCTTTCCACCTTTCGAGGCTTCTTCAATTGTTAACTTGTATCCTCCTGGTATTAAGTTATCTTCTTTAGCCATAGTATCACCTACTTTATTATATCTTTTAATTTCTTTTTATTAACCATTATTTCACCTCTGCCATTTCTAAATATTTATTATTGATTTCTTCTACATAAGATAAGGCTTTTTCTTTGTTATTATATGCTTTATTTAAACCTAAGCCATTCTTAACTACCCATACTTGTGATACTTCTACTTCTGTATCTATGATAGTACCTTTGTCTTTTTCATTTTTAGTTTTAGTGTATTTATCTACAGGCTTAGTAACTATAGTTTTATTATATTCAACATCTTTATCAATTATCATTTCAAATAATGCTTTCTTGTAACTTATTTCATCTAATTCCATATATTCTATATTGCATAATAATTGTCCTGTAGGTATTAACATATAATTTCCTTTTTCATCTTCATATTTTGTTATTTCTTTTGTTACCTTTGTTATATTTTTATTAAACTTAATTAAATCTCTTTCCATTTTTTATTTTCCTCCTAATTGACTTGTTTCTTTTAATCTTCCTTTTAAATTATCAAACACTTCCTTTGTAGGTATGAATATTTGAGGTATCTGATTAATTCTTCTTAACTCTCTCCAATACTTTCGCTCTTCTTTATCTTTTATGCTCGCTATGTTTATTGTTCTTGACTTTATAATGTCATATAAAGGTTCAGTCTTAGGTATGCTTCCTAATTTCTTTTTAAATTCAAATAAACCTAATTGCATAAACTCTTTATATGAGATATTTTCATATCTACTACAATAAAAAGCATAGGCTTGGTCTAAGTCCTCTTGATAAGCAAAGCAAAATATTGTCTTATTGCTTGTTTTTTTGCTATAATTATTCTTTATTTCCTTCACTGGGAGTATCATCTAGTCCTTTGTTAATGATTTGTCCTAATTTAGAACTAAATAATTGTAGTTGCATAGGTTGCTCTGATTCTGGTATGTTATCAATACCCATATCATCAAATAAATCTTTTATAGTCTTGTCAAATAATTTTTCTATCACTTCATTTAATATGATTGCCTCTTCTAATTGAATATAAAACTTTTCATATTCTTGATAGTTTGTTTCATCATAAGTTATATGACCTTTTCCATCATCTTTTTTGATAATAAGGTCATTTTTTGTTATTCCTTGTTTACTTAACTCTTTATACATATTAAGTCTTGCTGTTGCTACTATTCCTTGTAACTTTTCAGCCATTTCAATTGTTCTTTTGAATTCAATAGATACTTCTTTTTTTTCTTTATTAGTATAAACCAATTTATAAGTATCTAAGTCAACTTTAATAAATTCATATTTCATTTTATCCTCCATTCTAAAAAAGTTAGAAATTATCAAACTCACTAAAGGCAAACCCATAATTTCATAAAAGAATATTTTATTGGAGAACAAACATTTTATATCTCTGAAAGGAATGAATAATGTCTATAAGAAAATAATATTTTTAGTTTTTGCTTGTTCTCCTACTTTTCCACTTCCTATTATAGCATAATTATTTATTTATTTCAACTAAATTATTACATCTTATACAATATATCTCATTTTTACTATTAGTCATAAATAAACTCTTTTTATGACACTTAGGACATATTTCTTTTGGCTTTCTATTATATGTATTGTGTATTTCTTTTAATTTTTGCTTTTCTTTTTCTCTTTCTATTTTTCTATTAAAACTATTACTCATCTAAATCTAACTCCTTTAATGTGTATTTTTTATTTAATTCCATACCTTTATACATAGTACCTTTGTCGAAATAAGGAAAAGAAAACCTTTCATTATTTAAATCAATTGCAATAAATTCCCTATTACCTCCCACTTTTTTAATATATTCAATTCTGTCTCTAAATGGTCTAATAACTGCACTTAAATATTCTTTCTCTTTTTCGTCTAGTATTTCTTTTTCTACTATATAACCATTTTCTACTTCTATTGTACCTGTGTAGTCATTTGGTAATTTTTTGAAGAATTTTTTGTTTTCTTTTACTAATACAAATCCTTCTTCATCAATTATATAAACTTGTTTTGTTTTAATATCTTGTATTAAATATATGTCATAACCAACTTCATGTGGTGCTTTTACTTTTATTATATATCCATTATCTTTATCAGGTAATTCTCCTCTCTTCCATTCTTTCTTATATTGCATAGCATACTTATTTATCCATGTGTCATATGTTGAATATGTATATTCGTTCTTTATTACTTTAACTTTATTTCCTACTTTAAATTCCATTATTTTCACTCTCCTAAATTATCTATAAACATTTTTAATTCTTTATCTATATCTCTTATTTGTCTTGCAAAATATTTGGTATAATACTTATCTCCAAATAGTTTTGCTAGTTTATATCTTTTTATAAAAAATTTCCTAATTTTTATTAATTCTTTTTTTCTATGAGGTTCCATTATCTACTTCTTCCTTTTACTTTCTCTTCTTGATATATCTCTAGTACCCACTTCAAGTTAAGTAAGGCACTCTTTACTGCTTCACTTGCTGGTAAACTTAATAAGTAATTTATCTTTAATGATATCTTTTCTTCAAAGTTCAAACCTTCGTAATTAATATTTATATCTTTCATAATTACCTCCTATTTTTTTGGCATTTGATATACAATACTTGTTGTACCTGCTAATTGATTATTGTTAGTTGCTTTTAATCCCGCATATAACATATTTTGTATTTCATTTAATACTTCTAATGCTCTTTCTTTTGTCTTGTATGTTCCTAATATTTTTAAATTATCATAATATGTTCCTATATAATGATATTCAGTACTTATACCACAATTAGTTTCTTTTCTTAAAACATATTGTATGTTGCTTATTTTAACTAAGCATTCTTTGTCTTGACTTCTAATCCATAACTCCATTACTTTTCTCCTATTCTATTTTTTAATTCTTCTTGGCTCATAGTTGATAATATATCTACAATTTCTTTTTCTCTATTTTGATGATATGTTATAAAATTATCTTCTTTTTTATTACAACATTCTCTCATTCATTCCACTCCTTTATTATCATAATTAATCCTATAATCGCTCCTATACCAATTAACCCCCAGAATATTAATGGTATGTATAAAATCATTTAACCCTCCTATAATATTATTATTAAAATTATTATTAATAATGCTGCTATCCATAAAGGGCTAAGTACCCATAACCAACTCCAACTTATTACTTTTAATAATTTTAATACTATAAATGCTATTGTTAATAATCCAACAAATCCAATTCCACCATTACTATTTTCCACTATTTATCACCTGCCTTTTCTAAAACAATGGCTCTGCCTTTTTTAAAATCATTATCTGTTAATTCAAACCAACTTTTATCTTCTTTCCAACAACTATAATAATTTTTAAATTTACCAAAGCCTTTTCTATCTTCATAATTAATAAATCTAACTTTTGCAATAACATTACTGCCAACTGCTGAATTTCTAATCGTTTTTATATAATCTCCTACTTTAGGTTTCATAATTATCACTCCTTACCACTTATAAGTCCACATCAAGTAAAGAACTAATATGCTCGCTATTATCATTGTTAAGAAAAAAATAGTTATTAAGAATATACATATATTCTCACATTTTGCTTTTCTTTTCACTTGTCTATATTGTATTTCTTCTTTAGTTAATCTTTTTTTAAGTATTCTTTTTTTAATTTTTGGAAACTTTTTTTGTAATTTTTTTATTTCCTTTTCAGTTAGTTCATTTGGTTTCATTTTATCCTCCTAAAATCTTTGCAAGCCTCTGTATTTTTTGTTATTCTTATTTTTCTATATCTACAATAATATACAGGTATTGAATTACCTTTGACTTGCCTTTTTTCTAATAATCTGCAATTTTTACATCTATCTTTTATTTCTTTTTTCTCTTCTGATATTATAATTCTTTCTCTAAGGCTATTTTTTTTATCATATTTAAGTGTTTTCATCAAACTAAATAAATCTATTATGTTTTCTTTTTCGATTAAATATGACCCACAAAATCGGCTTATTTGGTCTCTTAATGATGTATCTTTGCCATTATCTAATGCTTGATGGCATTTAATACATAAAAGACAACCATTTTCTTTACATCCTTTGCCACCTTTTGCCCTTGATAAGAATATATGTGCTATTTGTAATGCTCCATTGTTTCCACAAAAGACACACCTATTATTATCTCTTTTTTTTATATATTTTCTTGTTTCTTTATCAAACTCACAAAAATTGCTTCTAATACTCATTATCTTGCCTCTTCAAAAAAATCTTTTATTTCAGCATTATTATCTATACTTTTTGTTATAGCATATGCAGTGGTTTTTTTGCATAGTGTTGCTTGATTATATATACTATTCATATACTGCCTAGTTATTCCAACTTCTTCTGCTATTTTTGATTGATTTAATTTTATTTTATCAAATTTTTCTTTTTTAAATCTATACATCTTCTTCTTCCTCCAAATATTCTTTTACTAATTTCATTGCCATTTCTTCATTTACTGGCAATTTATAGAATTTTCTTTTTTCTTCTCTTAAATGTGTGCCACTTACAAATGATAATGGTATATGGTAAGTTTGCTCATAGGCTATCTTATAAAGATTAGTCTGATATGCCACATATTCTTTATCAAAAGTGGCTGTCCTTTTAAAGTCATTTACTCCTCTTTCACCATTCATTTCTATTATCTGGTCCAATCTACCTACTGCTACTGGAACATCATCTAGAGACAAGATTACTGGTATCTCTGAGGCTATTACTTGCCATTTATAATGTTTCTTTAAAAATATATAATTTTGAAGTTCTCTATTATTAAGGTCATTTATACCATCTTCTTCATAATCTTGAATTGCTTGGTGCATTTCAGTACCTCTTTGGCTTGCTACTTCGAGTATTCTTTCATCTACCCCTTGATACTTATTTCCAAATTTCTTTTTTAATATTGTTGTTATAGAGGGAAGAATAATTCCATTACATATATAAAGATGGCTATCTTCCCAATATTCTATAACATAATTTCCTATTGTCCAAGTTTGCATTATTTAATCTTGATTAATAATGAACTTTTAACTGGTGTGAATTCTACATAAGTATCATATAAATCAGGTAAATCTTTTTTAAAATCTTTTGTTCTAAATGTTTCTCTTTCTGTCGGTGCTTTGTAAGAAATACTAATATTCTCATTTTCTAATTTTAAGATATTTTTATCTTCCATTTCTTTTAATAAGATTTCTCTTATCTTTTCTTTTTTCTCTTTTAATTCTTTTTCTTCTTCATCAATTAATCTTAATTCTGATATAATCGTATCTGTTAATTGATAATTATCTTCTTTTTTTACTATTAAATTATTCATTACTTGTCCTCCTTTTTTGCAAATAATTTACTTAATATTTCGCTAGCCTTATTAATAGACATATCTTCTATTTTTTCAAGGTTGTTTACTTCTAATAATTTTGTTAAATTTTCGCCTTGATAATATTTTTGTATAAGTTCTATTTGTTTAGGGCTTGCCTTTTTATCTTCTTTTTCTTCTTTACTTTGAATATTAGTAGTATCACTATCTTTATTATCATCTATTCCAAACAAACCATTTAAAGCATATTTTCTAGCATAACTACTACTTGCTCCAGTTATTTGACTTCCATCCATTCCTTTTTTTGTTTCTTCTTCTCTTGCATAAGCACTGTTACTTATAGTTGCCTCACTTTCAGTATCAATAAGTGTTGCTGTTGCTTTTATATAGTATCTATTTCCTATATATTGAAGTTCATCACTTATTGTTAATACTACCTTTTCTTTTTTTAATAAAGGTTTTACTGCTTCTAATATGTCCTCACAACTTCTGTAAGCATATTTACCAAAATCATTATATTGTCCTTTTGGTGCTTTTAATTCTTGTTGAATATTCATTAATTTAATATTTATTTCTTTCATTTTCTTTGTTCTCCTTTCATTTACATATTAATTATACACCTTATTTTAATTTTTGTCAATTGTGTTTTACATTTTTATTTATTTTTTTGATATTAATAATTTTTCCTCATATCCATTGATTTCTTCTAACAACCAATTAGAAATAATAGGTTTGTCCTCAAAGAGCCATTGTAAGGCTTTTCCATATTCTTGGTCTGTTTTAAAAAAACCATCTTTATACATTAAATCTATTTTTTGTTTATAATAACTTCTATATTCTTTATCACATTGTTTTATTATTTCTGATAATGTAGGCATAAACTCATTTTCATCTATAATTTTATTTATAGCATTTGCTACTATTTGATAATTATATTTTTTTAATTTATTATAATACAATTGACTAAACATTATTGTATTTTCTTTTTCCATGTCTTTAAAATAATATGGATATGCCATTGTTAATACTTTTATTATTTTACTAAATTCTAATTGTTCCATTATATATCTCCTTTAAAGTTTCATCCATTGTGGCTGTTTTTGATTTTTTTATTTCTTTTTTACTCTTAAACTTATTTTCTTCTTCTTGTGCTTGTTGTACTGTTGTTATGGAATTGTTTTTATAATTAACTAATATCGTGTTTATGTATTTAACATTATATTTACCATTTAATACTGCTTGTTTAATTGCATATCTAGTTAATTCATTATCATTCCATTCTCTTATCATTTCAATTTCAATACTATTTAATGTTCTTCCAAAATTTTGTTCTAAGAAGTCATAAATTGTGTCTCGTTTCTCTATACTACTACTATTATTATTATTATCTGTGTTTATATCTGTGTTTATATCTGGTATAGGTTCATCACTTTTGTAAAATCCATTTGTCGATTTTGTAAAATGGAAACAACATTTTTGTAAAATGGAAATCCCTTTTTCGGTAAATGCATACCACAAAGTTCTATCATATGCTAATTTATTGTAATTTCCTGTTTTTATTATCCCCTCTTCTTCCAAATGTTTTAAAGCATAACTAATTTTTCTTTCACTTGCATAAGGGAATAATTCATTTAATGCTTTTATACTATTATAAGTCCAATAAGTGCCATCATAATAACTTACATCGTTTGCTTTATTTTTTTCTATCCAAAAGAATAAATTGTTGATTATTATTGCTTCTAATATACCATATTCTTTTGCTAATTCTATATTAAATGAATGTTGCATTTTTATTTTTCCTCCTTTTTAACTGGTACTAATTTTATAGTTTCATCATCATAGAACTCTAAATAGAATTCACTACCATATTTATTAATTAGAAATTGTGGTATAGTTATTCTATTTCTATCCTTGTCTGCTTTCTTCATAAATCTAAATAATAGTTTCATTTTATCACCTACCTTTCTTATCTAAATTGATTATACACCATTTAAGTGGGTATGTCAATATATAAAAAGAAGAAATATTATCTTTTTAATATCTCCACCCCTATCTTCATATTATTTTTGTTCTATCATCTCTTTGAATTTTGCCATTTTTTCCTCACTTTCTGATTAAACAAAAAGAACACTTGATGATAAATAGGTATACTGGTTAGGACTTACCTACTCATCATCAAATGCTCTTTATGTCCTAACCAATATAATTATAACATATTTTTGTTGTTTTTTCAACTGCTTATTCCCAAGATTTGCTAAATTCTTTATCTTTAAAAAGACTAGCAAGACCACTTATTTGTTTTAATCTTAATACTTCATCTGCATCCATTCCTAGATGTTTCATTATCCAAGCATCGGTTTTGCCTAATTCGTGTAGTTCTCCTACTATTCCACTCATAAGGTCTACATTATGACTTCCTCTTGCCCTATTATGTCTAATAGTACTTGCCATTCTATCACTAATAGGCTTGTCTATTACCGATACTGGTAATATCCCATTTTCTCTTTCATAAATATCTTTATATTTTAACATTATAGAATATCTATGAAAACCATCTACTATTTCGTACATATCTTCATCTTTTAAATAATAACATACTATAGGCATTGTATAGCCATCTTCTTTAATACTATCATACAAAAGTTTCATTTCTGCAGGTGCTACCGCATTAGGGTTATATGAATTTGCTCTAACTTTTTCAATAGGTACTCCTATAACATTATAAACTGGACTTTTAAACATAACATCACTCTCCTTATAAATTTTTATATTTTTCTAAAAGTTCCGATTGTCTTTTTGTTAAATCTTTTGTTATTCCAAAATTTAATCTTCTACATAGATAATCATTTTTGATAATACACATTGCCATTCTTTTCCATGTTAATAATTCACTTTTTGTATCTAATTCGGGTATTTCATCAACTATATCTTTAAATACTATTACTTCTTTATCTTTTTTACCTCTATTATTAAATTGATGAGTATTTATAATCTTATCTGAATATTTTTCTTCCAATATTTTTATTTCATTTTCTGGTAGACCACATCCAACTTCTTCCCAATACTTAGCAAATTTGTAAAACTTAACTCTATAATTATCTGCAGTATCTTTTGGCAGAGTATCTAGTAAAAATTCAGTAAATGTCTTCCAAGTATGTCCTTTTGGTAATGTATAATTGGAATTCATAATTTTATTATGATTATACAATGACCCCATATTAGCCCCTGATACTCTATTTGCCACTCTAAACCAAGTCTCTGGCTCTATTACCTTAAACATATTCAAACCAGCCTTGCAAGTATCTCCAAATGGCTCATCTACCCTCATTTTATAAATACTTATTCCTGCTTTATAGAATAAATCATATAAATGATTATAGTCTTTTTCAAACTTTCCATTATAAGTCCAAATATCATCGACAGTCCAATCATATATAGGATAAAAATTATAAGTTTCATTTTTAACTAATGTTGAATAATTCTTATTTTTATATTTTGTTTTATCCATCACTATTGCTCTATATCTATTTAAACTTTCATTTGCTCTAATTCCTAATAAACAAGCAGTCTTTTCTCCTTTGCCATACCAATTGCCAAACTCTTTAACAAAATCTTCAAATGTCATGTTTTCTTTGTAAAAATCTAATTTATTATTATTTAAATTAATAACATATTCGTTTTGAGGCATAGGTCTTACCCATATATCTTCTTTTCCCCTTTCCCACCATATCCAAAAAGGTTCAAAATAAGAAAGAGAATTATCACTCTTCATAGGTAAACATATCCAATAAGGTTCTAATACATCTAAATTATTAAATATCATTCTATTAATAAATTCTTCAGTTTTTTTATACCAAGCCTCTAAATCTATAAATACTACTCCTATCTTTCTTTTTCTTTTTCTTGCCTCTTCTATTGCTAAATTAAGTACTACTCCACTATCTTTACCACCACTAAATGATACACAAATATTATCAAATTCATTAAATATAAAACTAATTCTTTCTTTAGCACTTTCGTATACATTTTTTTCTATATATCTTTTAGCCACTCAATATCACTCTCCTCTAATTTTTCTTTAACTAAATTTTCTAAAGTCATTTTTCTTTTTATATTTTCTAATATTAATTTATTAATGCCTAAATCAGTTAAGAAGTAGGTATATTTAATATCTTGTTTTTGCCCTATTCTTTTAATTCTATATTTACTTTGTTCCAATTTGGCATAATCAAAATTAATACTTGAATATACTATTTCATTGCAAAATTGTAAATTTAATGAATAACTTCCTACTCCGTAAGTCATTAATAAAGGAATATTATTGTTTTTGAAATTATCAATTATTATATCTCTTCTTGGTGTTTCTCCAGTTATTAAATAACACTCAACTCTATCACTTATATATTTAATCTCATCTAAGTAGTTGCAAAATACTATTAACCTTTTGTTTTTTATATATTCAATTAATTTATCATTTTTCTTTTTATAATTAGACGCAATTACATTTAAATTAGTAAGCATATTTATTATAACATCTGATGTTCTTTTTTCTATATATTCATTTAATTTCTTTTCTTTTTCTTCATAATATCCATTATCTTCATAATTGATATAAATATAATTTTCTTCTTCTTTTTTATTAAAATCTAATTCACATTTAAATATATAAGGTTCTATCATCCCTTGTAACAAATTGGCATTTACTTCACTAAATTTATAAAATACTTTTTCATTGCTTTTTGCTTTTTTGTATGTGATTTTTTTAAAAAAGGTATTAAGAAATTGTTCTCTATTCATGTTTATTATTAATGGACTTAAGAAGAACATTTGATTATATATATCCCACTCATTTTTTGTTATAGGTGTTCCATTAAGTATAAGAGCATATTCACATTTGTTTCTTAATTGAATTAATCTTTTAAATCTTTTTGTCTCTTCATTTTTAATAAAGATACTTTCATCTGCTACTATAAAACATTTTTTATTTTCTAATTTTTTCAATAAATCTAAATATTTAACATCACTAGAACTAATAGTCTCATAACCAATTAATTTATATGATGTTTTTAATTCCCATTTAATAAATTCATTTTCAATGTTTTTTAATGTGCTAAATGGTGCTACATAAATTAATAAATCACATTTATTATAATCTATTAATTCAATTGCTACTCTAGTTTTACCTGTTCCCATTTGCATAAACAAAGCACCTACTTTTAATTTGGAAAACTTTTCAAATGCTTTTTCTTGATGATTATTCATTTAATAAACTTCTTTCTATAATAATTTCTTTTTCTACCTTTTCGGGTTCTTTTACTATTAAATAACTCTCTTTAGACTTTGCTTTAGTACAATTTTCCATACATTCAAATGCTTCTTCAAACTCTTTAATTCCTATTATTTGTTTTTTAATCATTTCATTTCTATTATATTTTCCTTGCCCTTTTTTGAATAAAGTAAATTGAAAATTTTCATTATAACTAATAGAAACTGCATAAGAATTAGAGCCATCTCTAACTAATTTTTTTGGATGCCAAAATGTTAAACTTGCATATTTTGAATTATTAGGCATTTTAATTAAAACTGCTTTACCAGTATCATAAATAATATTTTGCTTATTAATTTCTATTTCATACCACATACTAATAACCACCTTTTACAAAATCTTTTACTTCATCGTTTGTTATTTCTCTATAATCTGCATTGTATAATTTTTCTCTTAATTCTTTTTCTCTTTTGCATAAATTTAAATACTCTTCTCTAGAACCACCATACATATCCATTGCTGTTCTTTCTAATTCTACATCTTTTAATTCTTTTAATAATTTATCTCTCATATTATCACCACCTTTCTAAATAAATTGTACTGCGAATTTCATATAAGTTTTTCCATCTGTTGTTTGCACAGTTAAACTGTCCATCCAAGTTACTTCTTTAATTTCTCCAGTTTTTGTTTTAATTTTAATTTCCTCTTTAACTTCTTCTTGCTTGAATGTTGTTTTTGTTTTCTCATAAGAAACTACTGATTTTGGTAACCAAGTAGTTACATTTCCATAATCACTCATAAATCTAACTCTTATTGCTTTTTCTGTTTCACTTATTATTGTATAATCATCTTGTTCTATTACTAACCTTTCATTTTGTGTAAAGTTTTTATATAAAAACCAATTTGCTATAATCATATTAATCATTCCTTCCTTTTTTTGATTACATATATATTATACACCCTATTCGAATTAATGTCAACTGATTTTAACAAAAAAATACAAAAAAAGAGAAAATTTTAATTAAATTCTTCAAACTTTATACTTTCCATTTTCTTTTTTAGAGCATTAATTTTATTTTCTGTACTTGTATAAGCATTTTTAAACCTTTTTAACGAGCATTCTTTATCTGCTAGTCTGTTTATACTATCTTTGCAGAAACGAGTTCCTAGAGCCTCAAAATAAGCCATAGCGGGTGTTTTTCCATCTCTTTCGGTATTCCAGTTCTTTCTTTCTTCGGTTGTTTTTATTGCTCTATCTATTTCTATTTGTGTTTTTAATTCTATTATGTCTTTAGTTAATCTTGCTATCACTTCTCCTATTATGTAATTAAGATTGGAATAAACTTCTATATTATGAGCATATAAATACATTGAATTAGGTTCATCTACAATCTTTTTAAATACTTCTTGATACATACTAGCAAGTTCTTTTTCACTTATGTTTTTTATGTTAAAAGGGTTAAATAAGAATAATTTTTCTTCCATTATTTACCTCCTATTCTTTGTGTTTTTTCAAGCATAGCCATTATTAAGAACGATGTCTTGCTCTGACCTGTCAACTTTGTTGCTTTTTCTAATTCATTAAACTCCCATTCAGAAAGTCTAATATTTAATACTTTTGTTTTTGTTTTCTTTCTCATATTATCTCCTATCTACAATATTGGTCATATAATTCGCAATATTGATTTTTATATTCTTTTAAATCTTCAATTTCTTCTTGTTGTTTTCCTATTTCTGCATAATAATCTTCTAATTTATCAATTAATTCTTCAATAGATACTAAATCTTGATTTTTAAATATATCATTTATTGGATCACAAATATTTTTTTCTTTTAAATTAATATAAACATTATTCATAATTCCTCCACCTCCTTCCATTTGATTTCTTTCTTTCTCTTCCTCTTAGGTAGGCATTTGTCTGTTGCTTTAGCCTGCTGTTATAGCCCTCATGTAAAGTGCAACCAAATGTTTTTATTTGATAATTTTCTATCATCCTTATCAATTCATTTAAATAACGAAACTCCCCATGTCTCTTATGAAACTTTGCTCTAAAATCATTTCTACTATCCATAGAAGTATTCTTATATAAATTGAAGTAGAACTGTAATTTAAATTCTTCCATTATTTCCCTCCTAATTCTTTATATCTTCTAGTAACACCAGGTATCCAACTTTCATTTTTATTCTCCTTTTTTATTTTTTCATAATATAATTTTTAATTTCTACATAATCTGCAGATGTTACTTTTCCATCTCTATTAACATCATATCTGTTATAAGTAAACCCAACATAAGTAATTATTGCTCCAATTACAATTGATAATAATATTAATAATCCCATTTTTATCATATCATCATTATTTATCATCTTATCACTTCCTTTCTATAAATTATTTACTACTATTAATGTAATTATAACTAATTCTGCATAGAATATAATTACTCCTTTATTTTCTTTTAAAAACTTTTTCATTATATTTTTTCTCCTTTCTTAACTCCATAATATTCATATAAATCTATGTCTAAATTATCTTTTAACCATTTAATTATCTTTTTCATTATTCCTCCTCCTTAATATCCTACTCTTATGAAATCTTTAACTTCATCGTTTGTTATTTCTCTATAATCTGCATTGTATAATTTTTCTTTTAATTCTTTTTCTTTTTCACATAGTTTTATGTATTCTTCTCTAGAACCACCATACATATCCATTTCAATTCTTTCTAATTCTATTTTTCTTAATTCTTTTAACATTTCTTCTTTAGTTAACTTTTCCATTTTTGTTCTCCTTTCCTTAATTACAATATTATTATAACATAAGGTATATACATTTGTCAATACATTTTAATGACTTTTTTAATTTTTTTGCATTTTCTTTATAAACCCTTATAAAATAAAGAAAAAAGAGTTAATTTTTTTTAACTCTCTTTAATATTTTACCTACATTTTGGTAATATTCTTCGTTTGGAGGTTGCATACTTTCATTTAATTCTCTGAATAAATTATTTAATTCATTATATGCTTGTAAATCTATCTTTTCAATTTTATGCAAGTCCTCGTGAGATTTTTCTATTAATAAAGCATAATTAGATATATTATTATCTCCGCCATACACCTTTTTAAATATATGATGTCTTGTTAATGGTGTGTTTCTATATATCTTATAGCCCATCCAATCTCTTTCTTTTGTTTTATAGATTTTAAGCATTATTTTAACATCTTTATTCAATTGTTATTTGAAATTTAGTAGCACTAACTCCATATACTCCCGCATAGCCATCTTGACCATTAATTTTTTCATTATCATGTTGATAAGGATAATTATTAACTTTATATTTTGCTTTTTTGAATGGTCTAATATTATTAGGAGTATAGTAATAGCATTCTACACAATCAATAATACTGCCATTACCAGCATAGCCATTAAATATATCGTTAATATTATAGCCAGTTACATAAGGTAACCATCCTCTGCCTGCAATATGAACTCTATATTTAATAGAACCTTTATCTACTCTTATAGCAAGTCCAGTTATAGGACTATTCTCCCAACCAGCATAATCTTCTAGATTTTTAACCTCTGATAACCAACCATGTTTTTGAGTTTTTACTCTATAAAAAGCATTGACTTTATTTGAAACAGGTTTATCTTCTAATTTAGCCTTTATCATATTTAGAAATCTATCCCACCCCATATCTAATGTTCTATGAGGACAAT